CCAGCGTCCTCGGGTTCAATGTTGATGATCTGGTCTAGGTAATCCTCAAAATGGATAGGGACAACAATCCCTGCGCGTCTTGCTGATTCCCAAGCCAAAAAGGCAAGCCATTCAATGTGTACGTCATTGGCTAACTGTCCAGCACCTATCTTGTATTTGCGCTCAAATGCAACAATGCTGGCCATGCTTGTCGTAACTGAATACGACCCATCTACGGTTTCCACGTGGAGTTTTATTCTCATGTCGGGTTCCTTTGTTTAGTCGGATTAAACAATGACGGCTGTGTAAACGCCGCCCTTGAAAGTGATATCAATACTTTGAATCGTTCCCAAAGTGGCATTGATTACTGGGAGAGTTTCCAAGTATGTACCGGTGAGGGTAAAGGTTGGGTTGGTTGCTGAAGCCGAGGCAGAAGTTGGTTTCACTGTAACAGTGGTAGCAGTTCCAACCAGTGAGGCAAGAGCCGAATAAACCGAAGTAGACGCTTCATAAGTCAAAAACAAGCTTACGGTAAGGGTGTTGTCCTCAATCGTTGCGCTGTAGACCCTGGCAGTATTTCCAAAAACTGTGGTGTCTTGGGCTGTATTGGTGCGGGTCAATGTCGCAGCAGTGGCGTAGCCCGTCAATGCCACGGCATTGATTGTGACTACCGGCGATGAGAGATAAGTGGTTGTAGACATTTGGGTTACTCCTCTGGAGATGTTTCTTCTGTTTTAGCAGATTTAGATGGTGTTTTGTCGGATTTGATAAAGCCACCCCAAAGAAGTGCCTCGATGTTGATTCCTTCAGCTGGAATAAATTCCGCGCCTGGGATACCAACAAGATCTGAAATAATTGTGTAAGCCATAACTTCCTTAAACTGCTCTGTCTGCTGTAGATATTACTAGGTCGTAGCAAGGATATTCAGCCCCGCCAATGGAAAATACTGTGGGGTTGCCACTCATCACGATTGCTTCACTGGCAAGCACTTTTGAAGTGATGGAAAGCAACTGGCGTAGCACAGACAAGTTGGCTGGGCCCGAGCCGATTACCTTCACGGGGAAGTTCATTTTTACTACATTGCCGTTGCCGGCATACATGTCAAAAGATGGGGCATCAACCAAAACACAAGGCACGTTGATGTCTCGAACATCCGAAACAACGCGCAAGCCCGACACGGCAGACAAGTAGGAGACTAGGTTGTCTAATCCCGTGTTGAGGAGGTCTGTGTAAGCCATTAGGCGACTGAGTGGGCACCTAGACCCAACAGTTGTTTAATGATGGGAGAAAGCCCTACAACGGGTGCTGTGCCCATTTCACTAAACGAAGCAAATTGGTCAATAGAACCGCGCTGGCGATATAAAGCGCCGCCGTACATGATTGTGCCAAGGGTGACATCACCAGATGGGCTAGAACTTAAACTGTCAGCGAGATTTCCGCTTTCCTGACGCCTACGCCAACAGAATTGGTTGGCAGCTGACGCACATTGAGCCAAGAAAGCAGTTTCTTCACCAGCGCCTAAACCAATCCAAGCCGCAATATCTGCACCTGTGATCCAAGTACAAACCTGCGTATAAGTGACTGTGCCTGACGCTGCAACGCGCTGAACATTTGCAGCGGTCTTGGCGTAAAGCACCTGGTTGTCGATTGTGACTGAACCATCAAATAACAAGTCACCGAAAGAATCAACTCCGATGAATAGGTACTGGGGCAGGTCAATAATCGTGTAGGTGCCGTTGAATGTCGTGTCCACGCTGGCAACTGTTATTGACTGCCCCACTACCATATCTGGGGGGGTCAGAAGTTCGAGTACTGCATAGTTGTCTAGCAGCATCTTGTTTGTGACGGTATAAACGGCCATGACGGCCCTTTCGGATTAAGCCTGGGTGATCTTGCGGATCATTTGAGCGTTCGCCTTGAATGTGGCGAAGTAACCAAAAATGCTGACCAAACGAGAAAGTGTCGAAGGCTGTTCTACTGAAAGCATTCCGCGCATTTGCTCGTACACCTCGAAGGCTGTGTTGTTCATGATGATCATGGACTTGGCTGCAAGCTTTGAAGATACAACGAGTTCCAAACCGAGTGGGTTTACACCGGTCCATGTTCCTACGTTGTTGTTACCAAGTGCGTTGTAACCAGCAAGACCAGTTCCGCCTGTGTAGGCGAAAATTGGACGGTTGCTTGTGTCTGTGAGCTGTCCGATTTGTGCCCAAACATCTGGTGAAACCATGATGTGAGTTGGCATGCGGTTGGTTGTCGATGAGATATCAACTGCAGCGTCATAAAGCGACTTCATGAAGTCTGTAACTGTGAGGTCCCAAACACCTGAGGTTGTTGCAGCTGCGAGAAGTGCAGTAGCAGTTACGCCTTCAGTGGCCAGGATGTATTCCCCTGCGAGATCGTTCAACACTGTGGTGAGCGCTGAAGGGCTCGTGAAGTCGATTGCCTGGTAGTTCAAATCCAAACTGCCACCCAAAGTGGTTTTGGAAACTGTATTGGCAACTGTTGTCATTGACTGTGTTGATACTGCAGCAAGTTCAGCTGATTGTGCTGCAACTGTTGAGTGCTGAGAGATCGTTGGGCGAATGAACGAGTTACCGTCTGGGTTTGGCATTGCCCTTGCGCCCAGCGCTGTAACGATAGGGCGAATGAACGCAAGTTCTTGAAAGACAGGACCGAGCACCACATTGCTAAGCAATGGCATGTTGGTTGTGGTTTCATCACCAGCAGCGGCTTCAAGAGGGCTACGGTTTTCGCGTTTGAAATCTAGAACCTGACGCTCAATACCGGCACGGACGGTTCCGCCGATATGATACGCAGCCATGAATTCGGCAGCTGATGGAAGTCGCGTTGCTTTTGGAGCAGAAGCGAACAATGGGGTTTGAATGATTTGCTGTTCTGGTGCTGATGCAACTACTGGCTCTACTGGTGTTTCCACGTCTGGTGTCTCCTCGACTGGTTCTGTGGGTTCTGAATTTTCGTCGGGGTCTGTGTTCGCGCTAGCGAATACGTTTGTGATGTTAGCACCTTGAAACGCTCCTGTGGGGACCAATGACAATTCTGTCCACTGGCTTGCCTGTACGTGCATAGTGCCGTTGGCGTCCTCGTAAAATTTGGTGGGGGTGACACCTATGGAAACGGCATCAAGCACCGATTCTGAACAAAGGATCATTGCTTCATTTCCAAGAGCTGTGCCGGCAATTTTTGCCACGAACATCATGCCCGAGCCGTCTGCAGCTTCGACCCTGTGGGTCACTGTGCCAATGGCTTGCTCACTGTTGTGGTTCATAAAAAGTTTTGGGTTACGGCCATCAGTTGGCAAAGAGCCAGGTTCCATAATCACCTTTTGACCTGAAGACACTGTTGCCTCAACGCCGTAAGGGACTGCGATACCGGTAATGGTTCTGGTGGGTGTTCCGTCTGCAGCTGACGCTTCAACGGTAAACCCTGTGCTAATAAACTCAAGCATTTGTTGCTCCTGTGGTTGGTGTCGGGAGAAGGTCTGCCTGATCCATGTCTTGATCGGGTAACTGGGTCAGAGAAATTGATTCGTTGATTTTGTCGGGTGTGGCGACAATATCAGCCAAATAGTCATCAATGTCGAATTTAACTTTTGTTCCTCTTGGGAGCATATTGGCACTGAGCACCTGGGCGATGCAGTCCATGTAAATACGGGCCCCAAAAAGGTAAAGGTCCTCACGGGCTTGCTTTCCTGAGGTGTATTGGTACGCGCCCAGGTCAATACCGCAAAGGTATGCGGGCACGTTACAAATGCGGACCATTTCGAGAGCTTGGTAGTTGCTGGCTTCCATCATCAGCATGTTGGCTGGATTGGCGCTGGTTTCGGTGTAATCCAAATCTTGCGATAGTGCAGCGGTCTGGTTGTTTTCACGAGCCGAGTTGAACTGTGCAGCGAGAGTAGAAAGTTCCTCAGAGGTCAAAGGCTCCCCTCCAACTACTTTCAGGACGCCAGTTGGCATGGTCGATGCCGCATTGCGGTAACGGGCTTTTTCTAAACGAATAGCGGTCTGCACGGCTTGCTCTGATTGGTACACCACTCCCTGAATTGGGCTAATGAATTGAATCAGATTCTCAGGGTCAATGCGACCCCCTTGAAAGTACACCTCATTGGATGGCGAAAAGAACACCGGTCCAGCCTGATCGCGGAAACTCACCATGGCAGCTGGGAGCCTTTGGACGCTATTTGGCATGCCGTCAGCGGTCCTAGAATTTATGAAAAGTATCGCTTTGCCGAAGAAAAAAAGGTCATCGAGCAACCAACTCATGAAGGTTGCGTAAGACAGTTGAGGGTCTGGAGCGTCCAGCCATGCACGTGGCGCTAACGGGACTTCTTCCATTTCTTCACCGTTCCATTGCTCTTTATACATACAAAGAGGGGTGCTGGCAATGACAGACGCCAGTAAATCCCTACCGCGGGCAACCGTTGGGATGGACATCATGTTTTGCCTGAGGGCACCATCAGAGTAGGAATAGAACTGGCCTACAGAACTAGAACCAATATTGCCGGAACTTCCGTTGTAACTAGAACCAGCTGCAGCGCGGACTTTTGGTTCCTCTGGGGATGACGAGATCATTGCTTTACTGGGGCGGTTAAAAATAGCCATTGCGGCCTTTCGATTAGTGACCACCGTACAATCCCGACAATCGCACGGCAGTCTGTAACAAGTTATCCTATTTATTTTGCCACAACGAGCATTGCCCGTGTTCTTTGAACGGGTTTAGTTGCTAGGCAAATACTGAAGATAGCCATTCGGGCTAACTCGATGGGCCCAGCAGATTTTTGGGAAGATACCACAAATCCTGCGGGTGTTTTGACACCTACCGCCCTGGCGACATGTTCAGAAAGCAATTGCTGGCCAGTGTGCATTACGCGCTGTTCATGGATCATAGTTCGAGCGATACTGGTCATCTTTACAAGCTCTGAATAGCCAACAGTTTGGTAACGCTTCTGAAGTTGTACCGGTATGTGGATTTCTAATGATGGAGTCACTGCTAGTTCTACCCGTGGGTCCTCCATGATCTGCATTAC